CTTGGTAGTTGGAGTTGAGTATGGGATTTCTCAGAGTTCACAATGAAGATGTAGTTAACAATACAGGTATTACTTTAAGTAATCCTACTGGCGAAGCAGGATGGTATTTGCTCGATTTTAAAGCCAGTAGTATTGAATCAAGTGCTGCATCTGTATTTTCTGGCGGACCAGCTACTATGGTAATTACTAGTACTGGAGAAGTTCGAGGTTGGGGATTTAATCTTACTGGAGGAATTAATCCTAATGCTTCCCCTTTACAAGAACATTATAATGGACAAGATACGGTAGTTATTTCTGGTGTAAAGCAATTAGCTTGTGGTTCGGCTGATAGTGTGTATACTATGGCACTACTTAATAATGGGGATTTAGTTGGTTGGGGAGCAAACCCTTATCATAATGTAAATCCAGATTCTGCGACTAGTCCGTGGCTTGACGAAACCTATGTAATTCTTAGTGGTGTTGCTAAGGTTTCTTGTGGATACTCTCATACAATGGTAGTAATGACTGATGGAACTTTAAGAGGATGGGGGTCTAACAGTAATGGGCAAGTAAATCCAACTTCAGCAACTAATCCTTGGACTGATAAAACTGCAGTGATTCTTAGTAATGTTGCAGATGTTTCCTGTGGTAGTTATCATACGATGGTACTGATGGAGGATGGAACAGTTAGAGCTTGGGGAAGGAATAGTGAGAAACAAAGTAATCCTTTGTCAGCAAAAAATCCGTGGACAGATACTAGTAATATAGTAGTATCTAATGCTAAAAAGATTGCTGCAGGTGCGTATCAAAGCTATGTTATCAAGAATGACGATACGTTAGTTGATTGGGGCAGAAATTATTTTAAATCTTGCAATCCACAATCTGCGCTAGACGAGTGGGTAGATCCTACTATTACTATTCTTAGTGATGTTAAAGATGTTTCAGGTGTTGGGCAGGGAGTAATAGTTCTTCATAATAACGGAGATGTTGTTGGTTTTGGTTCAAATTTTTCCAGAAACATTTACCCATATAGTAGTACTCAGCCTTGGACAGATAAAACTGCTGTAATCATTAGTGGTGTAAGTAAGTTGGTTAAAGGATACACTAATAATAGTATGGTTGTTTTGTCTGACGGCTCTGTTAGAGGTTGGGGAAGTAATAGCTACAATAATTTAAAAGTTGATTCTAGTGCAAATCCATGGACTGACCCAACAATCGAACTCTACAATGTTGGAGTCCCATCCGCAACACTATCTTGGGGTGGCGGAACTGTAACAGATATCACTACTGACGGTGAGTATGTCCTTTCAGATGGGTCAAATACTATTACTGCAAAAGTAGATTATTCTGATCTCGCAGTATCAGATAAATCAGACTTAGTCTTGGTAGGGTTGTATAATGCTATTAGAGGTCAGTATAATGAAGGCGATCACATGGCTTATGCTCCAGGAGATTCTGGAGGAACGGCTGTATGGAGAGAAGCAGGAACGAGTTCAACTGAGCCTGTTACAGATATTCATCGTCCTGGCTGCGGATATTGGTGGAAGGTAGTTGGGAGGTCAGCAGGTCCTACTAATGTACCAGCTACTTATGTTAATAAGAATAATGGATGGTTAGTTAATAAGGGAGAAGGTCCTTGGAAGATCTAAATAAACAATTAAATATAAAGGGAGGAAACAAACAATGCCAAGTATAGCGAGTAATAAGTTAAAGTTTTTATTAGCATCAAAGATTATAGATTTTGCAAATGATACTTTTATCATAATCTTGATGCAGTCAGGCTTTGTCTTTGATAGAGATGCTCATATGGCATATGCTGATGTATCAGCTTTTGAGTTAGCAACTGCTAATGGGTACACTATTAAATCCAAAGAACTTACAGGTGTAAAAGTAACGGAAGACACTGTCAATGATTACTGTAGTGTTGTATGGTCTAATGTTACTTGGACAGCTACTGGTGGTTCAATAGGCCCTACACCTGGAGCTATCATCATTGATGATACTGTAGAGGCTGACGGAGATGAAGTTCCTGCTGATCCAATTATTGGTTACATAGACTTCGGTGGAAATCAGACTCAAGCCGATGGTGGTACAGCAACTATCAGTAATATAGAAGTAAGAATTAAATAAATTGAGATTGTTTATTGATTAAACAATCTTATCATTTTAGGAGGATAAATATATGAGATTATCACTTGGTGTTAGAACATCATCGGGAGCTGATGCAACTGCAGCTTGGGAAATTATAGCAGGTGCTACTCCTGGAAGAATAAAAATTATGGAAATAGGGATTTTTCTTGCGGCGGCTACTGCATCTATATTTGGTCTTGGCAGACCACAAGCTGTTGGAATTACTCCTACTTCTCCAGTTGATTTTTTGCAAGAAGATTCAGATGACGTTCTTGCATCTGGAGTAGTTCAATCGGCTCTCGCATGGGATACAGGCCCTACAGTGCCTACGGCATTTTTGAGAAGGATTGCTCTCCCTGCAGTTATTGGAACAGGTGTTATTTGGACATGGCCTAAGGGATTGTTTATTCCAGCTTCAGATAGTATTGTTCTGTGGAATTTAGGAACTAATGCTGTCGTTGATGCTTATGCAGTAGTTGAGCTATAATTTGGAGGGTTGAAGGGTGTATAAAATCCCTAGTACTATATTTGAATCTTTTCCTGTAGTTCATTTAGTTCCTCAGCCGCCTTCTCATATTGTAAGTCCTCCTAGACTATACAAAGGATTTGAGATTGAAGCTGAGCCTATTGTTGTGACTGTATGGCAGAGAGGGAATAGTACTGTCTTTCCACCGGCAGCTATCAATCCAGCTCTTAATAATCTTATCAATGTTTCTAGTATTGATGTAACAGTATCTATTTTAGGTTCTTGGCTTAATGTTAATAAGTCCGCTGACCCTATCGAAGTTACTACATCAGTTCTGGGAACATTTATAATTGGAAAGCTCTTTAGCAATGCTGCTTTAATTACAGTAGAGATAGATTTAAGTCTTCCTGAAATGACTACTACTGGTTCAAAGATGAACTGGGTAAAGTGGTCAAATATAGGAAACTTAGATTTTACAATCTGGAAAGATAACATAGCTGGAGAGCGTCCTCTTGATTGGGCTGGGTGGATATATAGTATTAGAAAGCTAGGAAATAAAGTAATTGTTTATGGAGCTGGTGGGATTTCTATGCTTGCCCCAAGTGGTAATGCTTTTGGATTATTACCTATTCACAAAGTAGGGCTTAAAGGAAAGCAAGCCATTGCAGGTGATGATAAGATACAGTATTTTGTAGACGCTATTGGAAAGCTGCAGAGGCTTTTAGAGGTTCCACAGAAGTCTTCTTTGTTTGAACAGTCTATAGTACCAGAGGAATTAGATTACTCTGAATACCTTAGTAATATGACTAATCCTATTCTTTCTTGGGACGCACTAAATAAGCTTCTATATATCTGTGATGGAACATCAGGGTATATATATTCTCAAGATAGTAATAGTTTAGGTTCAGGTCCAGCTAATATAACAGGGATAGGCTTACGAAATAATGAGGCTTATATAGTATCTCCATCTACAATAGAAAATCCTATATTCGAGATTTGTACGGATATCTATGATATGGGAAGTAGGAAGAATAAAACTATAACTACTATTGAATTAGGTACTGATGTAATTGGAGATCTTTGGGTAACTCTTGATTACAGAAAAAATAAAGCGGAAGAGTTTAAAACTCTTACTTGGCATAGGGTAAGCCCTAATGGAGTTACTAACATCCCTTGTTTTGGTGTTGAGTTTAGAATCAGAGTGAAGAGAACTACCTATGCCTACTTCGAACTGGATTATATCAGAGTTAATGGGATAGTTCATGACTATAACTTTCAATATCCTTATGTAGGGAGGTAGAAGATGATTATAAAGATTATGCCTAATCAAGTTCCGTATTTTTGGGAAGCAATAAAATTTGCTTCTACACAAGCTGATGAGGTTAATAGCAAAGATTTGCAGCCTTATTTAAATGAGCTTCTCCATGCTCTTTTAAGTAGCAAGGCTCAATGCTTTGTGGCTCTTGATGATAAGAAAGTATTAACAGGGATTCTTATTACGAGACTTGGTGTTGATAAAATTACAGGAGATACCTTTCTACTTTTGCAATCTGTTTATGCGTGGAAGGCATTATCTAATGAAATTTGGAGAGAGGCATATGAGTTGTTTTCGGCTTTTGCTCGTAAGGAGAAGTGTAAGTATCTTTTGCTTACTTCTAGAAATCCTGCTATATGGGAAAGAGTTGAGAATCTTGGGTTTAGAGAAAGCAATAGAACATTTATTATGAATATATTTTAGGAGGTTACTATGGGAGGCGGCGGCGGAGGCGGCGGCGGAGTAAATGTAAATTATGTATGCTATGCTCCTTATGTTGAGGCGGCTCATAAGAGTTTTTTGACAACTGTGCAAGCACAGAGAAATCTGGTTATAGGTAAATCGCCTTTTAAGGGCTATGAAGATATAGAGGTTGATGATGCCTTCTTTGGTGCTGGATATATCATCAGTTCATTTCCTTCTCTTTATGACATGTATGGGAAGTTTATGGCAGGACTTGATATAGAAGCTTTATGGAGTCAGATATTTGAGGATACTATAAACTCACCACAGGTTGCTGATTTATCTATTGCTGAAGCAGCTTTGTTAGATGACGATATAGCAATTAATTCTCTGCCAAGACTTCAGACTGGAATGAGAGATATAAATTCAGTAATAGGTTCTTCTTTTGTAATAGGAAAAGCTATCATTGAAGATGCTAAAGTTAAGGCTCTTTCAAAATTTAATGCTGAGTTAAAATACAGATTAATTCCTATAGCTGCAAATAGATGGGCTACACACCTTGAATGGAATAAGGGAGTTATAGGTGTTTATGCTGAGATAATGAAATTCTATTTCACTGCTAAGATAGATGTAAACGAAATAAATTACTCTATGGCAGCTAAAGATAAACTCTGGCCGTTTACAGTTCTTGATTTTGAAAGAGCTTCTCTAGGTGCATTACAAGGTGCTATGTCCAGTAAGACAGATGTTGCTGGAGCCAGCACTGCATCGAAAGTAATTGGTGGTGCTCTAACTGGTGCAGCTATGGGAGCTATGGTTGGGAGCTCTTTCAATACTCCAGCCGTTGTAGGTGCAGGTGGTGAAATTATACAAGCTGCTTCATCAGCTGGTTCAGCATGGGGAGCTGGAATTGGTGCAGTACTTGGGATAGCTGCAGCGTTAACTTATTAGGAATATAATATGAGTGTGTTTGTAGAAGTATTATGCTATGCTCCTTATGTTGAGGCGGCTCATAAGAATTTTATAGAGACAAGTCTATTGTACAGAAATAAGATAATAGACGACTCTCCATATGATGACTATATTCCAATAGATATAAATGAAGCCTTCTTTGGTTATGGTTATCTTATCAGTAGCTTTCCATCTCTATACGATTCATTTGGAAAGTTTATGGCTGGGTTAGATATTGAGTCTATCTGGAATACTGTCTTTAAAAAGATTTTTGGTGAGTCTGGCATTAATGAAAGTGTTTCTGAGGAAATGAGTTTCTTTGATGATAGGAAATTCAAAGATATATTATCAGAAATTAAAATTAAGATGAGAGATATAAATGCTGTTATCTCATCAACTTTTGTAATAGGTAAGGCTATAGCAGAGGATAAAAGGATTAAAGCATTTGCCAGAATAAGTCTTGAGATCAAGATGGGGCTATTGGATGTTATTGAAAAGGAGTATGCCAACTACTTAAACTGGAAAAAGAAACTAATAATAGAGTATGCTAAGATTATGAAATCCTACTTCATGACAGCTGATAGAGTAACTGATATTAACTATCATATTACCAGCTCGGACGCTCTCTGGCCTTTTAAAGTACTGTCTAGCGAAGGCAAAAATATTGGAGCTTTGCAGAGAGTATCACGTCTTCGCACTGAAGAAATGGTTAGAAGAAGATCCACATTATCTAAGGCCCTTTCAATTGCAGCTGATATGGTTACTGGAGCATCCATAGGCTATGTGGTTTCGGAAAGTCCTTATGGTGCTATAATAGGTGCGGTGGTAGGTCTTATAGCTGGTATAGCTAGGATCTTTTTAGAATAAACAGGAGGTTTAAAATGGACAATTCTATACTTGATAAGGTTGGTAACATCCTCAACAACAAGTTATTTTTGCAGTATCTTTCGGCGGCTGGTGCTGATATATCTGCCGAGAAAGGCCTAGGACCTAATGTTAATGCTGTCACTCAGCAGAACATTCAAGCTCAAAATATGATGAAGCTGATGAAACAGTTTTTAGGTCCTGATGGATCTAAGGCAACATTTAGTAAAGATGGGGTAAAGATTAATATTCCACAGGACTCTCCTATAATGTCTAGTTTTTTATCTGGAGACGAAACACCTAAATCTACTCCTATTCCGGAGGCCTCCACTCAAATACCTTCTACTCAGCAGCCTACTACTCAGCCTACATCTACTCAGCCGATTCCTACCCAACCAACACCTGCTCAACCTGAAAGGAATATTGTTCAGAATCCTTTTAATTCTGGTTTTTCAGCGGCTGACTTGGCTGGTCTAACACCACAAGATATATCTGCTGCTTTTGCATATAAAGTGAAGCAGGCTGAAATGAGTAAGCCTGGTGAAGTAGATTTAGCAAATCAGGACTTCCCAATACCTGTGCCTGGCATAGGAACTGTAAAGCAATTCCAGTGGAACGCATTACCTGATGATATGAAGGAGTATGCCGCTTATGCTCATGCAACCAGTCAGAGTGGAAAGCCTGTAATGACTAAAGAACAATATGATCTACACGTAGCCAGCATGCCAACTGAAAGTATATTGACTTATCAAGCTCTCTTAAAAGATCCAGCGTTAAAGGATGTAGCTATAGACCTGATACAGGCTGGTGCAGCAAAAACTTTCAATATCGAGGAAAAAGTTAAAGAAAAAATAGCTATAGGTAATTTAAGCGGTCAACTTTATTTTGCCCATCCTGATTGGACTACTGATTTGGAAACTAATGTAGAAGCTTTTAAGAAGACTCCTGCAGGCTACTTGGTGGATAAACAAAAACAAGAAGAATTAGTTGCTGCCTTCAAGATTAAGCATATTGAAAATAAGATAATTGCCGGTGGAGGAGAAATTATAAAAGTAAATAAAGATAAAAACAATAGGACTATGATTTGGACTGTGAAGTGGCCTTCTAATGAAATTACGCTGATTAGACATAATATAAGATAGGAGAATACTAATGCCTCTGGAAACTAGTACTCGTAAATCTGGATTGGATATACTTGACTCATTCTTTTCTGAATCCAAGAGTGACGATAAAAAACTGACGGCTGAAGAAGACATTAATTATGAGTCAGAAGCCAAGTCTGGATTGGATTTGTTAGACTCATTCTTTGAAGGTTCTACTGTTGAAGATGTTAAGTCTAGATTGGAATTGCAAGATTTCACTTCTGCCGAGGATACCAAAGGGATTATTGATACTAAGGCTGATAAATCTTCAATGCGTTTATCTGAGACTTCTTATAGTCCGTATAGTCCTGAGGGAGTATTTGCTAGTGTATTTCCCGGAGTTTCTAAAGAGGAGGGTCCTGCAGAAGAAAAAGAAATCACTCAGCCACATAAAACTGGATTGGCTCTTCTCCACGAAACGGAAGGAGTTTACAATCCTCCTACTGAAAGAGGTATTTATACTCTCGAAGGTAGTATATCAGGCCCTGTTGAACGGTTTCTTGGAGGGGTAACTGAGAAGATATTCGGCTATAACGCTTTTGAGAAAATAACTCCAGCAGCGGCAGCTCAGGCATTTATGCAGTTGCGAGCTAAAGATGCAGGTATGTCGCTTAAGGAGTATAAAAATACTGTCTCACCACAGATGTTGGCTGTTGAAGAGGCCGCAGGAGCATTTGTAAATGCCGTTACACTCGGCTTTGGTTATACACTTAAAGAGGCTCTAACTGGAGAACAGTATGTCGAACCATCTCATCCTGCTGACCAGATTGGAACGGCAGTTGGTGAGCTGGCTGGATTTATAGCTGGCCCTATAAAGATAGGTGAGAAGCTTCTTAAGCCTGTGTTTAAGTATATTCCTACAGCAGCTCAGAGTGGACGTTTAGCTGAAAGAATTCTTAAAACATCTCTTAGAGATGCTCTATTAATTGGCACAGCCTCTTCAATAAGATCTACTGGTGAAGTGGCTGGACAAACCACTTTTACTCAGGCTGCAGATGTTCTTTGGAATAACTTTAAGTCTGGTGCTATGGTCGGAGGTATCTTTGGCGTTGTAAAGGGCATGTTTCCAAAGGAAGGTGCTCAGACTGCAGCGAGAATGCTTACTGGTCTGATTGGACTTAATGCATATAGAGCAAAACAAATAGGCGGTAACCCTTTTACTGACCGTCCTCTTGAATTGGTAGCGTTTGATACCTTAATGGATGTATTCTTTTTATATAGAGGATTGCCAAAGGACGCCAGAACTAGACTACCGAAGGATTTGGAAGATCTTGCTAAAAGGATGGAAGAAGTTGATAAGATAAGAGAGGCATTGCCTAAACTTGAAAGTGAAGAAGGAGTGCCACCTGAAGTATTGAAAAAAGCCAGGGAAAGAGTTGCTGAAGTTGATAGGATGCAGAAAGAGCTGGAGGAAAAGTTAGAAGCTATCAAGGCAAAAGCTAAAACGGATATAGAATCTAAACTTGAAGGTGAGGCTAAAGCTAAAGAAATACAAGCTATTAAAGATGGTAAGATTGTTGAACCATTAAACGAACTTAAAAAGACTGAGGTTGAAAAGGCTCCCTGGAAAAAGACTAAAGACGAATATATTGCTGATGAGGAAACTAGAGCCGCCGAAGAGGATATGAGATTGGATTTCATTGAGCAGGAAGTTGCCCGAGGTAAATCATTGGAAGATATAGCCGGCAGACTTGGTGAACCAGTAGAGGATGTTTCAAGGTCTTATAAAGAATTTATTGAAGGTGGCAGGAAGTCTGCTAAATCTTTGAATTTAGAAAGTAGTTATGAAGCAGCTATCCGCCAGGCTTTTATGAGTGGCGAAAAGATACCTGGAAAAATATTAGCTCAGTTTCCTGATTTAAAGAAAGCGGTTAGAGAAGGAAAGAAAGTCAAGAAACAGGAACCGAAAACACCTCCTGTAGAGGAAACTAAACAACCACAAAAAGAAGCAGAAGCTAAACCTACAGAAGCAGAAATAGAAAAGGAAATAGAAGAATTCAAAGCTGAGCTTCCCAAATCTCCAAAAACATATCCTTCACAAGTTAAAACCATGGAGGCTAAAGGTGAAGCGATAGTAAAGAGTGATAAGTATAGAAAGAAAGCACCAGCCGAACCAAAGAAATCAACAAAGCGGAAGTTGAAGACAGCTGAACCTGCCAATGATATAGATCTTGAAACCGGAGAACCTTTACCTGAGAAGCTGTCTACAGATAAGCATCCTCTTAGAAATAAGGATGTAAAGAACACCAATGAGATACGAGCTGTGTTGCAGGAAAGAGTTAATGCAGTGGACATATCACCCGAAGTATTCACACGCTATTTGATTAATGAAGTTAATAGATATCTCAATGGTGAAAAAGTCGATATTGATAAGGTTAGATTTGGCCTTAGTGAATTAGCGGCTAGAGCTGGTAATTTGAGAATGAAATTTGACAAGCAGGAAGATTTTCTGTTTTGGAAATCTTTTGTTAGTGATGCCGCAAGCTGGGCTAGAAAAGCAGAACGTTCAACGATTAAACGAACTGGCGGGACAACCCTTACAATGAGAATAGACCCAACTAATATCAAGAGATTCTTTAAAGGGTTTCATGGAACTAGTAGTAAGTATATAAATCCTAAAGATATTGTAGGTAAACAGCTTGAGCCAAAGACATTGAAACAGATAGTTGAAGATACTCTAAATGAACTTAAATTAACAGGAAATGAAAGAACTAAAGCTAGAGAACAGATTTATGCTTATGAATATTTTGACTACTCAATTAAAGAAGGAGAGGGTTCTAGACCATTTGATAAGGGAGGTGAAGTCTATGCGGCTAAAGATTTCGAGTCTGCCGCTGAGTATGCTGAGTGGGCTGGTGAGGCGTATGATAATGCACTGATAGCATTAGGTGCTTTTGATGAAAAGCCTACTGGACTGGCTAAGAAGGCCAAGGATATTTATGATAAGAATAGAGAGGCTACTCCTTATGTATTGGAAGTTGCTTTTGATAAGCCTTTGAAAGAAGGAGATAATATTACCAGTAATCCAATTAAGGTAACTGGTGTATTTGATCAAGGAGGTACTAAACTCTACTCCGGAATAGATCCTACCGAAGGAGTGAAGCAGATTGTTAATGGTGCTAAAGCACTTGCTGCTTATACAGCCAAAGCTAGAGGAATGAAAAAATGGAAACCAAAAGAAGCTGCGAAAATGCTCAGAGAAAATGCCGTCAAGTATTTCATCGACCGCTCAGGTAATATTCGTAGAGACCTACTTGAGGAATTACAAGATGAAGGCTATAATATTGTTCAGGCACTATATCTCACTAAAGGATCTACCTCATTAGCATCTGAGTATCTTGTGCAGATGAGAAAAGAGGTCTATGAAGGGCTGTCTAAAGAAGACAAGAGAATTCTCGATAATATAATTTTGACCAGCCGTATATTAGATATTGCAAAATATAAGACTCCTTCTCAATTTGCATATCCGGAAGGTATCACACCTACCGAATGTGCGGCTTATTATGAACTCTTCCCGTATATTGAGAATATATCTCCAGGAAAGGCTGAGAAACTTTTACAGAGAGCTGATGCTTATTTTAAGTGGATGAAGAAGCCTTTGGAAGATATGCTGGAAGCTGAGTTGATTACTCAAGAGGAGTATGACTCTTTAGTATCACATAACTACCGCCGATTAAAGCTTGTGGAAGCTCTGGACAAACGTTATAGCGCTAAGGTTGGTGGAAGGAAAGTGACAGTATATGACTCTGGAATTGAAGCTTTATCTCATGGTCGTGGCACTGATGTATTTGAGCCTTCATCAGAAGTCATGGCTTTGGAAGTATTTAACAGAGCCTACGGCAGAATCCTTAACAATGCCGCTAACAGAACATTATTGGATTTAGCAAGAAATAATAAAGACAATCCCTTCGTCGCTGTTAAGGAATCACCATCTGATCATATACCTTCCGGGTGGCAGAGAATCTTTGTGTATACAGGAGGGCAACGTCAAGCTCTTTATCTGTCTCCTAAGATGGCTGGTGAATGGATTACCAACAATCGTGAGATGAGTTATGTAATGGGTCAGTTTTTAAGATATGCTTCTATGTCTCCAGTATTAAGAACCTTTGCTACTGGAATAAACTGGGGTTTCGCATTAGCCAACCTGCCAAGAGATGCAATGCACATTTGGTATGCAGCCAGATACTTTGAAAATGGAAAGTGGAAATCTGCCTATAGTCCACACTTGCCAGTTTACCAAGCACAGCTGACTGCTGATATAGCCAGAGTTGCCAAGGACGCCATTACAAAAACAGGAAGGTATATAGATTATATCAAAGAAGGCGGCGGTATGGAGTTCCTTGTTCTTCAGGGAAGAATAATGCAGAGAGGTAGACATATAGAAGGTGAATTAGATAAAGTCCAAGATCTGTTGGGATATCCTGGCGAAGTATCGGAAATTCTAACAAGGCTCGCTGTTAGAGACAGAGTTATTATGAAGAGAGCAAAACAGCTAGGTATATCATATGAAGAAGCATATAAAAACAAGAAGATAACCAGAGAAGCCACATTTGTGGCCAGAGATTATATGGACTTTGGACAGGGCGGAACGATTACGAAAGCTCTTGATAATGCTACCCCTTATCTTAATGCAGGAGTGCAGGGGACTAGAGGTCTGCTCAGGGCTTTTAAGGATAATCCTTTAGTGTCTACATATAAACTTATGCAGTTCGCTGCTCTTGTAACCGGACTTTATATTGCAAATCAGAAACGCTGTCCAGAAACCATGAAAGCCCTGAAAGGCAATATAAATATGCAGAATAATCTAATCATTCCTATAGGTGATGAATTTGGTTTTTACGATAAGACGGGACAGAAAAGATATCCTTTTGTCAAGGTTCCTCTCGACCCCGGCCAGAGATTTTTCAAGATATTTTTCGAAGCAAGTTATGACAAACTTACTGGAAAAGAAGTTGATGTGAAAGGAGTAGTCAATTCATTCAAGCAGATATCTCCAATAGACACCTCTATGTTGCCTCCATCTGTCAGTGCCACTTTAGGATATATACAGAATAGAGATTTCTGGGCTAATGAAAATATATGGAAAAGGTCAAAACCTATTGAGTGGCCTCGTAGTAATGTAGAGGTTGTTCCAGGTGTAACCCCACAAGCCATGATTGATATAGGAAATCTCACCAGACTATCACCGGAAAGGCTAAGATATTCCCTGGAGGAATTAGTCACTAGCGGCTCACAGTGGTCCTGGTTAGCCGGACAAGGGTATGATTTAATGTTTAAGGATACTTCTCAGGATGTCAAATCCCTCTATGTAGCTAATATGTGGGAGAAGTCGGCTGATTATCCAATAGTTAATAGATTTGTAGGATTAACCAACCCAGTCACTCAATATATTCAAAACATAGAAAGGCATGAAGAAGATGCTGCAATAGAGAAATTAAAGCTGGATACAGGTCTTAAGATGAAAGTGGATGCGTATCTCTACGAAGGAGGAAAGAGATCTGATGTATTAAATTATATCAAGGAGAATGCAAAGGATTATGCAACTTTTGAGCGGCTAAGAGATAACTTTGAATTTCAGGAAAAGATTAAAAATCTTGAAAATAGATCTTTTTGGATTTTAATGAAGAATGTACCTGATACTGAAGCGAGAGCTAAAATATTTGTAGACCGCTACTGGCCAGCTACAGAGAAGGAGAAAGAAGCAATTCGAAAGGAAATGGCGATAGTTGAGCTCGCTGGAGGAATTATCTCTGACCCATTTAAAGAAGCTGTAGGTAGACTTATAAATGAGAGAAGTATGGAGGCTGAGCAGATTGTTGAAGATTAAATCTCTAATTGGAGTTATTGGTTTAGGTTATGCAGGATTGCCTTTAGCACTTCTTTGTGCCAAGAATAATTTCAAAGTCCTTGGATTTGATATAGATGAGAAGAAGGTAGAGAAGATATCTAAAGGAGAGTGTTACATATCTTATTTAAATTCAAAAGATGTTATTAAAGCTGTAAAGAGAAAGAATCTATCAGTTACCACTGACTTCTCACGTTTGGATGAGCCTGACGTAATTATCATCTGTGTCCCTACTCCTCTCACACAGCAGCGAGATCCGGATATGTCTCACATAATTCAGACTGTAAGACAGATACGTGATAGATTGCGTAAAGGTCAGCTTATTATATTGGAGTCCACGACATATCCTGGCACAACTGAAGAATTAGTAAAAAGTATTTTAGAAGAAACCGATTTAATATGTGGAGTGGATTTTTACTTGGCTTTCTCTCCTGAAAGGGAAGATCCGGGGAATGAATTGTATTCTACAAATAATATTCCTAAGGTTGTTGGAGCTTTTGATAATACCAGTGGAGACTTGGCACAAAAGTTATATAATAGGATAATTAGTAAGACTATTAGAGTTTCCAACGCTCGAACGGCTGAAGCAGTCAAGCTGACAGAGAATATATTTCGTGCAGTTAATATAGCTTTGGTTAATGAGCTTAAGGTAATCTACGAGCGTATGAATATAGATATTTGGGAAGTCTTAGACGCTGCGTCAACCAAACCTTTTGGTTTTATGAGATTTAATCCAGGGCCTGGGTGGGGAGGACACTGTATTCCACTGGATCCTTTCTATCTCTCATGGAAGGCTCGTGAGTATGGATTAGAGACAAAGTTTATAGAGTTGGCCGGTGAAATAAACAGAAATATGTCACAGTATGTAATTGATAGATTACAGCAAGCACTTAATATGCGAGGCAAAGATATCAAGCAGAGCGGAATAATTATAGTAGGTGTGACTTACAAGAAAGATATTGATGATGATAGAGAAAGTCCGGCCTATAAAATAATGGATATACTTGTCAGGCTGGAGGCTAATGTCAGTTATCATGATCCTTATGTAAGCGAGATTAATAAAACCAGACAGTGGCAGGACGCCAGACCACTCAAATCTCAGCCACTAACGGCTGAAACATTATCATTAGCTGATGCAGTAATAATAGTTACTGACCATACTAATATTGATTATAGACTTATAGCTAAATATGCAAGACTGATTATTGATACCAGAGGAGTCTATCGTAAGCCATTGTCTAATGTTGTAAAAGCATAATAAGATTGTTTATCAATTAAACGAACTCATTTATCAAAATCCAAAATATGTAGAACAGTTCCCAGTCCTGGACGCTTTACTATTTGAATTAGTTTCATGGCCTCCATTGTGGTAATGACCCTTTCCATTTCAATCTTATCCATATCACCTTCGAAATATCTGGCAAATTGAAAGAGAGGTATGTCTGGGACAGCGCTATTCATTATAAAAGTCACAGCATCATTGAGTAAGTCTGCAGTACTGGATCTTCCTATACCTTTAAATACCTTACCCATTTTTATCTCCACTTCAGCTAATAATGAAATAGCTCTTTCCATATCTTTAGCAGTCATAATCATTTCGTCTGAATGACTGGCACAGCATATCATGGCTAAAGTGATTAGATGTTTCCTACGCCGGCCACAGTAACCATCAAACTTTTTATCTTGGAATGGTCTATGAGTATCTGCATAGTAACACCAGTCAGAATATACTTTGAGGAAATCTTCCGTATATCGCATAGGTCCTGTAAGCCTGTTGATTGCCTCCAGATCATATACAAGTTTTTGTTGTAGTTCTATTTCACGATCAGTCATGGTCGGTACAACAACCAGCTTTCCACGCTTCTCCTCAACAACGAAGATAATTCTTGACGTTAGTCCGCCACCTATAGACTCAATGGGAAGAGATGCCCGAATGGCATCTGGAGTTGTTCCGGCAAAGAGATTAACCCACACTCCAACGACTTCCTCCTTTTTCCTTGCGATGGTTTCATATACCCACCTATTATGGCAGTCATACCACTCACATAAAGCAGCTATTAACTCCTGATTATGGTATCCCAAGAAGACGGTGAACTCAGTGGAGAATATTGTTAGGGAAGAGTGATAAGTTTGCTCGCCGGTTACTATATTTACATCAGTAAGGTTTGTATCTTTCATTCGCCTGATAAGTGCTTGAAGAGAAGTAGCTTGTGCACTTAGACGAATGGTTGGAACCTGTTCGATAATATCTGAGGCAAACTTCATTGCGGTGCCTTTACCAGTGGCACTAGGGCCAACCAAGACTATGTAAAGATTAGGATAGAATGTAAGTGATAAACCAAGATCTACTCTAACCTTACGCTGTAGTGCAGCAGCTATTGTTGAGATACCTGCCCACTTTCTAAACATTGCAGGAGGCTCAGAATTTTCGGTCAGCTCCATAAAAGCATCTAACCAATCAGGAAGATTACGAGACATTTCAAATACCTTTCTGAGAATCAATGATAGGAAGAAGAACAGGCTCTTCGTAAGTAGGCGGCTTAACCCATTTGCCTATATCATTAAGATATCCCCCTTTTTTTGTCATGTTAGATCTATGAACTTCTTTAAAAATAGGTTCTATATCTAGACCACATTCAACTGCAGTACCATAGACTACATATAATAAGTCAGCTATGGCATCAGCTATTTTAAGTAAGTCGTATTCGTATAGAGCATCTTTAAGTTCATCAAGTTCTTCCTTAATAAGGACAGTACGTTTAAAAGCGTCTTTCTGTGATAGTGTAGTCGGACTATCTGCAACAGGTAAATTAAAAGCATTATGAAATTCCTTTACCATTCTTTGTTCTGAGTTCATCATATATCTCCTTTAATTTATCAGCTAGTTTTTCCGCATCACCAGGTATGTCTTTACTTTTTATTTCCTTCATCTCCTCTTTGCACATATTAAAACCAACAGCTAAGTCGGCTGGAGTTTTAATTTCCCTCTCGTGCCAGACCAAAGGTGTTTCAAAAGACTTTTTAATACGAAGCAGAATTTCTGCGTGCTCAATCCAAGGAGCTGACAAAGGAATCTGGAATACAATGGAGTCATGTATCTGAGCAAGCAGTTCAACTATAGCATAATGAGTCTGGTCATAATAGATATGTTCAATACCTTGCTCATTTACTTTATCAGCACAAGTTGATTGTGCAAAGTGAGCGTATGCTTGACGATAGGTTTCAGTGCAGGCGTGCTGAGGAACATTGGGATAGGAAGGAAATATAGGACCTAGAAATAATCTAGTACGCCCAAATAGATTCGTTACAGTTCTTGATGATTTAAGCATGTCTTGTATCATAGCGTGATAACCATCTCTAATTTGTGGATACCCTTGATGTATTTCCTCAAGAGTCTGCTTAGCTTCAGCCTCAGTTATTTCATTAACCAGGGCAAACTTTTTATAGCTTTCATCATAATTAATGCCATGATTACCTTTCTTTCCCCAATAGCGTTCAGACTGCCGACCATCACCGAGGGATGAAGAACCATCCACTTTAGATATTTGGTCATAAGGTTTATGGAATATAATCGAGGCTGTTAAAGTATGGAGGTCAATGCCCTGTTCGAAAGCTTCAATTTGTGCAAGAACTCCACCCGTATAGGCGACAATTCTATTCTCAATCTGGGACAAGTCAAAACTATATCCAATATACCCTTCATCAAAGAGGAAGAATCTAAGCAAATCGTGAGGCCAGTTTTGTTGATTACCTCCAGTTCCAAAGATAGTTTCACCACTGGATATTCTTCCGGTCTCAGCTCCCACCGGTTTGTAAGAACTTCTATAGCGTCCATCTTTATCCACCTTTCCTATGTTTAAATAAGTTGAAATACGTTTGGAGAGGCTTCTTATATCAAGCATGAGACGAGCAGGCTCAGATGCGTTACCTCCCTGACGAACTAGACGCTTCAAAGCGTCAACATCTATACTATCAGAATATACTCCTGTAGTACTTTTCTTTTTATAAGGTTTATTGCCAAGCTCCTTATAAAAATATTCCATAAGCTGTTTCGGCGAATTAGGATTTATATCTCTTCCGACAATATCTTTCAGTTGAAGAGTAAGTTCATCAAGACGCTTACGCTGCTCGGCTTCATACTTCATCATGCCAGAGACGTCTATTCTAATTCCACGTTCTCCCATGTATAACAAAGGTTTGATTAACTTGCGCTGTCGTTCGTAAGTTCTTTCATTATGCTGTTTTCTTAGTACTTCAATTTGTTTGGGGACAGCTTCAGTAGGAATAATAGCATCCATGCCGTTGTAGTTCCACCACTGCTCCCAAGAACCATAGCCCATTTTCATCCACTGCTTGCCATCAGCTTTGTAATAAGGAATATCAGTATGCATAGTGGTTACTGCATCTAGTCCGGCGGGCAAGTCTGGGTAAGCAATTTTTTGTGCAATCTGTGTGCAGTGAAGAGTACCACGAGGAACAATTCCATACTTGTGAAATAAGAATTGTGTATCAAAGATGAAGTTAGCTCCAGCCTTTTGAATATCTTCATCTTGGAGAATGTAGGCAATACCTCTCATTATTTGAAGCTCTTCCTCGACTGTAAAATAATCTCCTCCAGAGAATCTAAAAGGGATACAGATTGCCTCGGTAGGGCTCCAACCAAGTCCGATACAGTCAACCTCTCCATTAATGACTTCGATGTCAATAGTAATAATTTGTCCGAGCTTTCCGAGTCTATAGCAGTTTCGTAATGTTTCTATAACATCTCTGTAGGCAGGTTTAATGAGTATCTCCCTTGGAATTCTTCTAATCTCTTTAAATTCAGCCTCGTATTTAGCTTTTAATAAATCCTCACAGATTAGAGGCTTGTTCAAGTAGTTATATTTTGGAGGAATGAATGTAGCTGGATGAAATGCAGGAACCACTTTCAAGCCGGAGACGAGAGTGGATTCCAAAACTGAACCTCTCCATTTGGTTATGCCCACTCTATTACATAGAGCCAGCAGGGATATGTTGCCAAAAGCCACTATAACATTTAAATTTAAAGACCTCAATTCTTTCCCAAGCTCGCTAATATACTCAAGTCCTTCGGCTGAGACAGTCCACTTGCCTCGTGTATCGAGATTGATATAATGAGCAAGTGGAGCATCCAGGTCTTTAATGACGTTGGTTAAATAGATTTCACGTCTAGGAATTTTAACCATAGTGAGACATTCATCGAGACCCTGACCAGCCGGACCTACAAATGGACGAGGAGGACGTGCCCTGACTTCATGGTATCCTGGCTGTTCTCCACAGCAGGCAAGCTTAGCGTTGAGGTCTCCAGATGGTGGAACGTAAGTATGCTTAGACATAATATCCAATAGCTCCTTTAAAATCAAGTTTGTTTATTGATTAAACGAACTAACCTAACGAATTAGCCTTGACCAAAAACGAGTCTCTATATGATTTAGTCAATTCAAATCCTATCCCTGTCATATTAAGTTGATGAGCCGCTATCAAGCCATTTCCTGAACCGAGGAAAGGAATGAGCACTCGTGAACCTTGAAAGGCGAATGTTTCATAGATGTCTTTCATCAACTCAACAGGGCGTTCTGTTGGATGACACTTTTGTTGTGCAGGAACAGGTGAATAGTCAAATGTATTACCTCCGCGTTGCCTAGCTATTGCCGGTCTACCTTTCCAGGCATAGAAAAACATTTCGTAGGCGTTAGGTAATTTAGTCTCAGGGTTCTTTGTTTGTCCAGCGTGTTTTACCCAGATGGGGCACATCCTTGTCGTTTCAAATCCTGCATTCTTGATAGCTTTATATATATCTTCAAACCAAGGCTCAGGAGCAAACCAACAAAGTAACCAAGAATGGTCGGTCATTACTCGATAACATTCTTTAAATAAATACTTCATCCCTTTCCAAGTACCATCTGGTTCGCCATTCAGATAATATTCAGCAAGGACTTCATTGTATTCTTCTTTTTGATATTGAGATTCACCTTCTGTTTTCTTAACATCCATAAGTTTAATTGCATAAGGAGGGTCAATCTCTACTAAATGAAATACTCCGGCAGGGATTTTCTTAATCTCTTCAAAAGTATTTCCTATGATATAAGATTTCGCCAGAATGGCAAGGGTTGAACTTGTATTCTTGTTTTTGTCTTCTACTTGTTTAGCAATAACTTGCTTGACAATAGCTTCATCCATTTTCTTAATTACCTTGAGAGCATCAGCGGCTGTCTTGCATCCTTCAAACGCCTCAGGGCAGGCCTCTCTTAGTTCAGCTCTTTTGACTGCCAGCGATATAGTAGCCTTTGAAACACCACCTATCATTTCAGCCGTATCACTCATAGACCATCCTGCCGAGCCAGGACCTGGAGCTGATACCGCACCATGAATTTCTTCTTGCATTCTGTGGATTTCAAGAGTAAGTTTATCAAGCTCCCAATACTCCATATCTTTACGGAAGAAGTTTTCTGATTTCTCAATAATTTTCATCTCCAATGGAGATAAGTCTTGGTCATAGATACGAGCTGATATTTCTGGTACTTTGTTTCGGCTGAGGACTGTAAAGCGTCTTTCGCCGGCTAAAAGTTTATATGTTCCATCTTTGTTATCTTTAACTGCCAATGGAGAGATGAGTCCACTCTCTTTCATATTAAGTTCTAATGCATCTAAGTCTCCCATGTCTTCACGGGCTCTATCCTTGTCAACAACAACTGATGATGTAGGTATCATCCCCACTCTACCAACTGAAATAGTCATTTTCCTTCTCCTGATTATCGTAATAGTTTAATTATAATTTCTGCAGGCGGAAGCAGAAGTAAAATAGTGACAGCCACAAGACCTAGAAAACTATCAGGACATAAAAGCTCGGCATAAAATATACAAGCTCCTGCTGCTATTGCCAGTAACCAAAGAACCAATAAAATCAGCATTATTTCTCTCAACTTGTTAATTAATCGCTCAGGTACATACTGGGAATTCTTCAGCTCGGTGTCAAGCTCTTTATGTAATCCGTCTTTGATATCTTGATTGGTGTTATCTATTATCTTGTTCATTCTTTTCTCCTTTCAATAGATTAAGCAACTCAGCAGCCATATCAGAGTCAATCTTCTCTGAAATCTTTTTCGTTGTTTGTTTAGTTGTTTCCTTCTTAGGTTTCTTATCTGGAATACGTCTTGATAAACGTATCTGACGAAGGGTATCTATAGCCTCATCAGTTTCCATATCTATAATTGATTTATATCCAAGGGAATTTAGGTCAGCCATTGTCTTTTCCTTTCTTAACACTAGTCCTATCTGCCAAAGCAGTCATAATCCCTTTCATAACTACCTTCTCGGACATTAATAGTCCAGTAGCCATACCTGCATCTACTTCGATTGCGTCTAAAACATCATCAAGAACTCTACCAAAGATAGCCTTTCTCAATCCGTATTGAGATAGCAGTTTGTTAGCACGAAGCATCTGCTCCTCAGTAATTTCAAAACTAAATCTTGGTTTGTAGTCGTCTGTCATAGTTTGAATCTCCTGATTTTTATTGAAGAGTTTTTTATCAAGTAGTGTGTAAAGACGTCATATACTTCGACGTCATCTACAACTATTTCGGCTATTCCTGCATTGATTAAAGTGCCAAAGCAATCTTTGCAGGGAATGACACAGTTCATGTATAAGGTAGCGCCCAAAACAGATACTCCAAGACGAGATGCATTAGATATTGCATTAACTTCCGCGTGTTGAGCAGGACAAATCTCCATGTGAGTTCCGGACTTATACCCTAAAATTTTACGAGGACATTCAGTATCTCTTGTTAACTGGGATGTAACATCTGTCATCAGGTCGACAAGTATTTTATCACTTATATTTCTTAACCGTCCACAGTGTGGAACTCCTCGTGGAGGGCCGTTATATCCAGTCGATATGATAGAGTGGTCTCTCACGAGGACAGCTCCAATTTTACGAGATAGGCATGGAGACTTGCTTGCAACGGCTGCACAGATTGAGTGAAAGTAATCATCCCAGTTGTAGTTGTCGCAAGTCATTTTCGTTGTCTCCTTTATTTGTTTATCTCTTCTTCGTTAAGTGCTTCAATGAGAAGCATATAGTTGATAACATCTCCCATTTTCTCTTTGATGAATTCGGGAGTCATTAATTCCCTGTTTGCTATCTTATCGGCTATAGCTATGATATGTTTCGTGGCAAGTTCCCAGGCAAACTGTATAGGTGTCTGACGATTCAAAGCTGCTCCCGCCTTGAAATTGTGAAGTCTGTCTTCATCATCTGCATAATCGAAAGCTTTTAATGCCAGGACTCTTTTACATTCGGCCAGTCTTCTGTTGACCAATTTATTAAATTCTTCTCTTTCCATATTTTAACCTCCTTGAATTAAAAGACAGTGGTAAGTTTGGGTGAATCTATTCATGGATGTTATTCTTACTTTTGTCCTCACACACTTTCGTGCACTGCCTGTTTGGATTAGTTCGTTGAATTATTTAACGAACTTAAAACGGAACTTCGTCTGCAGCCTTCGGAACACTTCCCGTATGAGCCATAATGTATTTCTGCACTGTGTTCTGATCTCCATATTCATCAGACTTTTTAATACCAACAATAAGCCAACCAGTCTTTCCAGGCAGATCATCTTCAGGGTCAAAGGGTCGGCTGTAGTCCAGACCAAAAGCATTGGCAAAGTTTTTGAATTTTCTGATAGCAGCTAATGCCGTCTTCTCAGATATTCGGGCGAGCTTATCTTTGTCTGACAAATCCCAGAAAAAGTCGCTGAACTCTTTCGCAAGTGGTTCGTCAACAGCTTCGTAAGAAACTGAGAAGTAACCAATACCTTCGTATTCGCTGCCCTCCTTCTCCACCACGCCTGTGCGAACAGAGATAATCCTGGCACGAACCTCGGTGCCTTTTTTCAAAGCTGTAGGTTCAGAGACATTAGCTATTTCGTTTTCCATTTTACTATAGTCTATTAACATTTTGTTCCTCCTTAAAATTTTGTTAGTTTGTTACTGTATCAACTCCTTCTGCTGCTTCTCTTCTTTCTTTCTTTTACACCTCCTTTCCATAAATTTGCATGACTACATACCACTGAAGTTATTATCTACATTTGAATCTTCGGCTTGTCCTGATAATCGAATCCGGCCTTTTTCAATAAAGCCTTAATATTGGGAGGTTCGATAGCACCAAGAAGCCCTTTAGACTTCAAACGTGAACGAGCTATGTATTCACCTAATGAGTCTATTAACATTTCACGCTTGACACCTTCTCTGTCGTTCCGTCCAATTAATACATATATCTCATCAAATAGAAGAGGAATAGTTACAACAGCCTGACCAGTGGTATAGAACCTGAATTTTACTTCTTCTCTCACCACACCAGTCTTAGAGTCAATAGAAAGAACTTTTCTTATTTCCCTTAGATGTCCGGTAAGAATGAAATCGCAAGGTAGGTTCATCAGCTTTCTGAAATAGTTTGTCATCTCAATTTTCTGGGGTTGGTAGTCGACACGCATTTGAGGAGCTTCACCAGCCCTTGATTTGTTGGCTAAGCCATAATTCATTATAGCTATTCCAAATGTAGTGGCTGAGTCAAGACAGTATGTTCCAAACTGATTATAATATCCTATTTGAAATCTAATGTCTGTATTCCTTTTCCATTCAGCATATGCCTTAGGGTCGAAAGGGTCGTCATCTTCATAGCGAGTGTCTACAACTATATCACCGGACGCTATCATATCCCTTAGGCCTTTAGTTCCGCCAGGATCAAATGAATCTATGTGAACGGGTAGACGTGCAGTCCTTAATAAATAAGTCTTACCAGCATTAGTTTCACCAGTAACCAAGGCACTAAATCTTTTTTGGAGCCTATCTCCTTCATAATACTTTTTAACTCTTGCCAGTTCGGCAGCAGCATCGTAAGCCATTTTATTACTCCTTATATTTGAAAGTTTAAATCTTTCTTTACAGTAGCCTCTCTTTCCATAGGATTCCAAAATCTTGTGATGAACCCAAGAGGCGGTTCATAGCAACAACGAAGAGGGTTTTGCCATGCTAGACAATAGTCATGGAACTCGCATCCTCTATAATCAGAGCAGGCTTTTGGGTTTTGTCTAAAAGCCATAAGCACTTCATCACTTTCAGTGCAGTGAGACAGACATTCCATGTCTCTCTCGATTTCATCCAGTATGGTATTAACCAGCCAAAGCCAAGTGTTCATTTGCTCTGGAGTTTTATAGGCTGGAACACGTCTGGTAGTTACATGATAGCCGGCAGGACGATTGGCACTTCCTTTTTTAAGATATTCAAATCCGGTCTTATCAAATTCCACACCAAGAACCTGTTCGATAGGAAATAAACAATAAAGGCAGTGAGTGTAAGTTCCGTTTTGAATAGAGAGAAATAAATCTCTATCCCACCTAGCATCATGTATCCACTTACCTGATGTAGTCTTGTGGTCCCAACTATATATCATACCATCTTCTTTACGTCTCATGATAGAGTCCATGCGATAGTGGAGAACACGCTTTTCATCTACCGGAACAGTCCCAGCCACTTCGGTCATCTTTTCTCCATCAAGTTCGACCACTTCATTGTCAATCAAATCTCGTTTGAATAACTCAGCAAATTGCATAAGAGCATGAAGGATGGCAGCCGGCACCTTGGGAATATAAAGGTTATCAGTTTCAGGTGGGAATTCTTTTCTATATACTTTGATAAAAGCTTCATAGGCTCCCTGGACATCATCATAGCCAAATAGAAGTTGGTGTTCTCTGGCATGATGGAAGGCTTCACCAAAGATCAAATCATGCTCAGGTCCATCTGCAGACCACCCAAGCAGGTGGTGATAAAAGTAATATCTTGGACAACGGATATAGTCGTCAAGCTTTGATGAGTCCTTTATTTCCCATGAAGGATGAGGAGTTATGGATAGTATCATTACTTCACCTCCTGTTTGCCGTAGGCGAGAAATCCTATAGTGATTTCACAAGGTAGTTTTATACCTTTTGATAAATACAAAGCACCAGATACCTCGCTATGTATATCGCCAACTATGTATCGTTGCTTAGTTCCTTTTGATTTTTCATCGAGCTTTGCTATGACTGTCTTCAGCTTTTCCATCTTTCATGCCTTCCTTTATCATTCTTTTATTCCATGATTCTATAATATCATTAACAGCTTCCATAGGACTTTTATAATGGTCGCTCAAACCAATGTGGTCGGTTGTACTAGTATATGCTATATACTTTATTTCAACTTCGCCACCATTAGCATATTTGAAGTAACACTTCTCCAGCGAAATGTAGTTATCTGGGAATGCCATCTCTAATTTGTCCCATGCTTCTTGTTCTTCTTTAATAGTTGCTATTCTAAACATTCTTCTGCGAGCTTTCTTTTTACTCCCTTGATATTGTCTGTTCATTTTTATCTCCTTTCAATGAATATTATATCACACCTTCCAAACATTGTCAAGAAGGTAAAAACCATCAGGTCATAAACATTTTACAGCTTATGGTTTCTCTCAATGTAAGTGCCGTCTTTAAACAAAAGCAGATTTAAACTTCCATGCTTGTGGGCAAAGATAGCGCATGCTATAGAATTCATAACATTGAGAGAACAAGGA